AAGAATACAACGAGGCGCAACGCATCTCTGATGCGCTCCTGCGCAATGAGAACGTGCTTGGGCTTATCACAGGCTGCGAGTTTGAAGTACCAAAAATTGGTATGATTGGCGGCCTGCCCTTTAGGGCGAAGGCTGACATCTATGCTGAAGGCTTCTTGGCTGATTTGAAAACAACAACCGACCTACGAGCATTCCCCTACTCGGCAAAGAAGTACGGCTACGATGTACAAGCATTCATCTACACCCGATTATTCGGAGTGCCGATTGATAAGTTCTTCTTTGTCGCTATTGACAAGGCAAGCCTTGACATAGGCATCTACTCGGTGAGTCCCGAGTTCGTGGCAGAGGGAGAGCGCAAGACCCTTGAGGCTATTGAAATGTACAAGCAGTTCTTCATCTTGGGTGAGGACTTGGACTCGTACACAGTTGTTGGCACGTTATGACCGACATCACTAAATGCACGGGCGAGGGCTGCGCCCTTAAAGAAACCTGCTACCGCTATACTGCCCCAACGGGAATGTACCAATCATTCTTTGTTGGCATACCCATCAAGAACGGTAAATGCGAAATGTATTGGGGTGAAGCCTCACAATCAACATACGAGCAACTAAAAGAAATCTTTAAAACTAACGAAAAATGAAACAGACAGCAGTAGAATGGCTTGTTAATATGTGGGAGATGCAAGGTACAATCACACCACTTGATATTAGAGAAGCAAAAAGAATTGAGAAGGAGCAGATGGTTGACTTCGCTTTCAAGTACGGAGATTTGACCACCCGTGAGATTTCAGATTCTTTTGATAAAGAATACAAAACCAACGAGAAATGAGAGAGCAATTTATGAGGATTGCTATGGCGCAGCTCCGTAGCACCTACCCCTTCAAGCCCCAACGCAGAGCCGTAGCTGCTCGTATGTGGGTAAAGTATTTAGACCGCAAAGCAATGGCGCAATGGTTCAAAGACCAAGAGGCGAGCGTATGATTAGACCCTTTGTGCTTGCGTTCCATAAGCAGAACTCGGGTGTATCACACCACAGGACATTTGCCCCCTTGATATGCCACAAGGATGTAGATGTCTTTTTCATTGAGAAGATTACCGACATTGACCCAGAGATGTGGCCAAAGGTCACTCACATCTTTGCAAGCCGTGCATTCCCAGTTGAGCCGTTTGATGACTTCGTAAAGCTCTGCCGCAAGGAGGGCATCAAGCTAATCGTTGATAACGATGATTGGTGGGTGCTGCCCCCTACGCATCCCTTGCAAGGTCTGTACGTTGAGCAGATGAGAACTCGCATCGTGCGCTCTATGAAAGCGGCTGATGAAGTGTGGGTGACAAATAAGCACCTTGCCTCAAAGGTCAAGAAGTACAATACCAACATCCGAATCATACCAAACGCCATCAGCGTACCGACTTGGCAGGTAGAGCGAGAGCCAAGCGAAGAAGTACGCTTTGGGTATATCGGAGGCAACCACCACGCATTAGACGTAAGGGAGTCCACAATTAACCTTGAGGGCTATCAAGGGTATGTGGCAGAGGTAGATGGCTACCCCGATATTATGAAGGCAAGCCATAGGCTACCTACTATGCCACCAACACACTACCACAAGCTCTACGAGTTCTTTGATGTGAGCCTTGTGCCGTTAAGCACTTCCGAGTTTGCCAAGTGCAAGTCGCACCTAAAGATGTTGGAGGCAGGCTTTAGCAAGTGCGCTCTGATAGTGAGCAACACGCAACCCTATTCACCCTACATCACCAAAGAGAACTGCATTGCCATCAAGCACCCAAGTGAATGGGCAGGAGCAATCAAGAGGCTCAAAGAAAACCCCAACCAAGTGGCTGACCTAACGGAATCGTTATACGAGTATGTTCAGGACTTCACGATGGATAAAATAAACGAACTACGATGCTTTACATAGTCACGCCCTGCTCACGCCCTCATAACCTCGTAAGGCTAAAACAACACATACCCAACTATGCAACGTGGGTGGTGATGATAGACGCAAATTGCGACTTCAAGGGAGCAACAGGCGCAAACATAACCCACTACTCCACACGTACAGGCAATATGGGTAACCCCCTACGCAATGAGTTCCTTGACTTGTATGCTGATTCCTTTACCAAAGAGGATTGGGTTTACTATTTGGATGATGACAACATCCTGCATCCAAAGTTCCTTGAGGAGTGGAACAACCTAAACGGACTTGATTGCTCAATCGTAACGTGGGGGCAAATAGGTAGGCTACGCCCTACCGACCAACCCCAAGTCGGCAACATAGACACCGCCTGCTATATGTTCAAACCATACGACCTGCCTAACCTACGCTTTGAGATGGCCTACGAGGCAGACGGCATCTTTGCCCAAGCAGCATCCGAGCAAGGCACACTTATCTGCGTAGAGCAGTACCTTTGTTATTACAACGCCCTAAAATGAAAACGAGCAAACAAATAGACGGGTGGTTCAACCACCAAGCAGCATACGACTACCTCCTTGCCAATATGCCAGAAGACGGCACCTTCGTAGAACTGGGTGCGTGGCTCGGTAAGTCATCGGCTTACCTATGCGACAAAGCAACACACCAAAACATCACAATCATTGATTCTTGGAAGGGTTCACCAAACGAACTCACCACCACCCACAAGCTCGCAACGGAGGTAGACATCTACGACCTGTTCTTGGAGAATATGGGTGAGCGTAAGTACAATGTAATCAAAGGAACATCCAAAGTAGCAGCAAAAATGTTTCTTAAGGAATCCCTTGACGTTGTATTTATAGACCTCACCCATACCTATGAGGCGGTAAAGGAAGACATCAAGCTATGGCTCCCCAAAGTAAAGAAGGGAGGCTTCATCGCAGGAGATGACTACCACGAACATTGGAAGGGAGTAATCCAAGCGGTTGATGAGCTGCTGCCTCGCGCTACGTTCATTGATGACTGTTGGATTTACCAAAGGTGAAGAACCACACAAAGGTCTATCTCAAAGGGATGGGCTACTCCACAACCGACTTCATCCCCTGTGAGGTATGTCAAGGCCAAGCCGTAGACATCCACCACATAGAGTCAAGGGGAATGGGTGGAAGCAAAATTGCTGATACGATAGAAAACCTGATGGCACTATGCCGACCTTGCCACGTTGCATACGGAGATATTAAAGAATGGAAGGAGCGACTTAAAGCAACACACAATCACCACCTCGCAAAAAGGGTTATTTAGATACAACCGAAAATAACGGAACTGAACGGATATGAAAGATGACAAAGGCAGGTTCATAGCAGGCAACACAGGAAGACCCGCAGGAACACCAAACAAGACCACCAACAAAATCAGAGAGGCATTCCAAACCCTCATAGAAGCCAACCTTGAGAATATGACCCTATGGCTCACCCAAGTTGCTGCTGATGACCCGAAGGGCGCACTTGACCTCTTAAACAAAATGGCGGAGTACACGACTCCTAAACTCGCAAGGGTTGAGAACTCTCACGAGGTATCGGATGAGCTAACGAAAATCAAGGTAGAGATTGTCCGAGCTAAACCTAAAGAGTAGCGAACTCTTTGAAAAGAACTACACCGCACCAACTCGGATAGTAGTCAATCAAGGCGGTAGCCGTTCTGGTAAGACCTACTCGCTTTTGCAGATGCTCATCGTGATGGCGATGGAGGACAGGGGTAAGGTGTACTCAATCGTGCGTAAGTCGCTGCCGTCTCTGAAGATGACGGCCTATCGTGACTTCTTCGAAATCCTAAATGCCAACGGTCTCTATGATGAGGCACGGCATAACAAGAGCGACTACACCTACGAGCTGAACGGCAACCTCTTTGAGTTTATCAGCCTTGACCAACCGCAGAAGAAACGGGGGGCAAGACGTGACTACCTATTCTGCAACGAGGCCAACGAACTTACTTGGGAAGATTTCTTCCAGCTCTTGATTCGTACCACAGGCAAGATATGGGTTGACTACAACCCCTCTGATGCGTTCCATTGGATATACGATAAGCTTCTTACAAGGGATGACGTTACCTACATCCAGTCAACCTACCTTGATAACCCGTTCTTGGATGCCTCAATCGTTGAGGAGATAGAGAGGCTGCAACATACGGACAATGACTACTGGAGAATCTACGGATTAGGAGAACGAGGGATGAGCAGAGCCACCATCTTCCAATACGGGCAGGCAGAGATACCATCTGATGCCACGCTCCTATGTCACGGGATGGACTTTGGGTACACCAACGACCCCACCGCACTTGTGGCAGTTTACAAGTCGGGGGACAATCTTTATGTGGATGAATTGATTTACCGCACGGGGATGACCAACCCCGACATCAGCAACGTACTTGCCTCACTTGGGCTTGATAGACGCACGGAGGTATTTGCTGACTCTGCTGAACCCAAAAGCATCGAGGAGCTGCATCGTATGGGATGGAACGTGAAACCCACGCAGAAGGGCGCAGATAGCGTTATAGTGGGTATTGACGTGCTGAAGCGGCACAAGCTATTCGTTACACCACGAAGCAGCAACCTAATTAAAGAATTGCAAAACTACAAGTGGGTAGAAGACAAAAATGGAAACCTACTTAATCGCCCCATTGATGCATTCAACCACGCCATTGATGCGCTCAGATATGCAACCTACAACAAACTAAGCAGACCTAACTTTGGAAGGTATGCCATACGCTAAAACTAAAAGGTTATTTTAATAATGGAACTAAAGGTAATTGTACCCACCTCCCTGTTGGAGATAACGCTTGACCAATACCAACGCTTTGCGAGGCTTGAGGGCGATGAGGAGTTCTTGACCCACAAGATGCTTGAGATATTCTGCGGAGTGCCTCTGGCAGAACTGCCCAACGTAAAGTTCGCAAGCGTAGCCAATGTGATGCGCCACATCAATACGATGTTCAGCGAGAAGCCAAACCTAAAGACGGAGTTCACGATGGGCGGTGAAACCTACGGGTTCATCCCAAACCTTGAGGACATCACCTTCGGTGAGTATGTGGACTTGGATAACTATATGGGTGACATACAAGAGCTGCACAAAACGATGGCAGTCCTCTACCGACCCATCACCGAGCGCATAGGCAAGCGTTATGCTATTGAGCCATACGAATCAGCATCCAAGTACTCCGCATCAATGAAGGATGCGCCAATGGATGTTGTAATGGGAGCATCGGTTTTTTTTTGGCGTTTAGGAAACGAACTACTGCTCGCTACCCTGACCTCTTTGGAGAAGGAGAAAACGAGTACTCCGCAGAGTCCCAATTCGGTAGAAAGTGGGGATGGTATTCTTCCTTCCATCAGCTTGCTCAAGGAGATGTTACAAGATTTGAACGAGTCGGAAGGCTTGGCGTTCACGAAGCCCTTACCTTTCTCGTTTTTGAAAAAGAGCGCATAGACGTTGAACGCAAACAATTAGATAAGATAAAAAAATGAGACAGTTCTACGACATCACCACCAAACTCAAGGACACCCTTGAGGCCAATAGCCAAGTCAACGTGGTAACGACAGGGGATATTTTTGACATAGACCTAAACAAGCAGACCATCTTCCCTTTGTCGCACATCATCATCAACCAAGCAACATTTGAAGGACAAATAGTCCGTATGAATGTAAGCATCGTTTGTATGGACTTGGTAGATGAGACCAAAGAGAACCCACGCTTGCAGGCAGAGCCATTCTACGGCACGAGCAACGAGCAGAATATCTTAAACACGCAGCTCGCAGTCATCAACGATGTCATCACAGAGCTTCGCAGAGGCACCCTGTACACCGACCTTTATCAGTTGGATGGCACGGCATCTTGCGTTCCCTTTAGCGAGAGGTTTGAGAACCTGCTTGCAGGATGGACTGCAACTTTTGATGTGCTGCTTGCAAACACCGAGATAAGCGTCTGCTAAAATGGCACGGAAGGAATTGTTGGAAGCGGTGCTTACCAAGTTTGCAAAGTTTGTAATTCAGCAGGCGAGGACTAACCTCACCAAAGGAAAGCACAACTTTGACAAGACCCTTTACAATTCTTTGCAGTATAAACTATTTGTAGGCGAGAACTCGTTTACTCTGGGCATTGAGATGGAGGACTATGGTGACTTCCAAGACAAGGGAGTAAAGGGCGCAGGAGGCACGAGAAAGTCCACAAGCCCATTCAACAGGCGAAACAACAAGGGCAAGATATGGAAGCAGAAAGCACCCGATAGCCCATACAGTTACAAGGAGGGCAAGAAGCCATCAGCCAAGCACTTCAAGCGTTGGGCAGAGAGCAAGGGGCTGAATCCTTTTGCAGTCCGTGAGTCGGTATATCGGCAGGGCATACCTGCTACAAAGTTCTTTAGCACACCCTTTAGGCTTGGGTTTGCCAAGCTACCGCCAGAGCTTATTCAGTCGTTCCAATTAGGCAAAGATGATTTGCAAGCATTTACCCGTAAGGACTTAAATATAAAACTATGAGTACACCTACTTTATCACGCCCTGCAAGCTTATCAATGGCTCGTAGCCCTTTGTTTATCACGGGCAAAAACAACGCCCTTGCTCTTGACCAACTTGATGAGATGGACTTGTCCTTGTATATTTATTCGGGAGCAAAGACATTACCTGCAACGGCAAACTACATTCTAAACAAGTCCTACTCTATCAACGAGGTAATCAACTACGAAATCAGCGACCTTGTGCGCTCGGAGTTCTACCACGACTTCAGCGTATGGGATGACATAGGCTACACGCAGAGTCCACCCGCAGAAGTATTGTGGGTTGCGCCTCTTGGTAGTTGGACATTCTCTAACAACGGAAGCGTGGCCGAGACCGCAACTTGGTCAAACTCAAACGCTCAAGCATTTATTGCTACCGATGGATGGGCAACCCGTGATAACATCGCCCCTGTTGCGGTATCACAAGCCCTGCTTGCCACACCACGCAATCGGCAGGTGCTTGTAGGTAACTACGAATCCATTGCAATAAACAATAGCACGGCTAATGCTTTAGCATCAATACGCATCACTTGGCAAAGTGGGACTTCTGAATTGTTTACAACCACAGGTGGGGGTACTACCCCCCCAAGCCCTGCAAGCAACAACACCCAAGACCTTGTGATATACGCAGGAGTAGGCCCTGCAAACCTTGAGGCCAATAACGAACTGCCGAGCAGGGTAAAGCCAAGCACCCAACCCAATGGCGGAGCAGGGCAGTACTACGATGTTATTCTTAACAACTCCGCAGGCGGTGTAATCTCTACAATACGTTACTACGTTCTTTGTGAGATAAAGTATGCCCCTGTGCAGATAGCGTTCATCAACCGCTTTGGCGTTGCTGACTTTATTACGTTCTTTAAGCGTAGCGATGAGCGTGGTAACTTCACGCAGGACTCCTACCAAAAAAGCATCTACAACGATGGCTTCACCACCCCTTCATTGGAAGTAGGCAAGTACCAATCCTTTAACGTCAACTCTCGCAACACCCTAACCCTAAACACGGGGTTCGTTGACCAAAACTACGATGAGACTATTGAGGACATTCTGATGAGTGAGTACGTTGCGGTCTATACCAATAGTAATTGGGTGAGTGCAGTTCCGAATCGTGGCAGTATAGAATACCAAAAGAGCGTGAACACAAAGCTTATCAATTACACAATGTCCTTTGACTTCGGATTTGATGAGCGCAGTTTGGTACGATGAACAAGGTTGATATTTACGTCAATGGCTTTCGCCTTGACATCTTTGATGATGAGGAGATAAGCATCAACCTGTCGGTGCAGAACGTGCAGGACATCAGCAAGGTGTTCACGGACTTTACGCAGGGGTTTACCATTCCTGCAAGCCCACGCAATAACGAGATACTTCAGCATTACTACAACGCCAATATCACAAGCTCCGCTATCACTACGGAGGTAGGTGGCAGCCCCGTATGGAATAACATAAACATCACTTGGAATACTTTTAACACGGCTTGGAACGCAGGTGCAAGTACTACAAGCGTAGCCAATACTTTTGATGGTAGGTTAAGGCAACCCGCAAGAATTGAAATAAACTCTTTACCATTCCGCACAGGCGTAATTGAGGTAGAGAACGTGCAGCTAAAAGGCACGGAGCCGTATGCGTACACGCTGACGTTCTATGGCGAGGTTGTAACGCTTACGGACTTATTTGGCGAGGACTATCTGTATGACGTTGACTTCAGCGCATACGACCACCCCTATACCGATGAGGCAATCTATGATAGGATGACTACCGATACCTACGCTCCGTTGTTTTATCCGCTATGCAGTCCCGTTAAGAATTGGTACTATCAAAGCGCAGGAGGTGCGGGGGCTGATAATGTAAACAACATTGCTTATAGAACAGGTGGTGGTGGTGAGGGAGGGCAAGACAAAAGGGGAATCCGTTACTTTGAATTAAAGCCTGCTTTAAAGGTTTACACCATTTTAGAAAACATTGCTACAAAGTACGGCATCACGTTTACAGGTACGTTTGTAAACTCCGTGCCATTCCAAGACCTATCGCTATGGCTGCACCGCAAAGAGGGCTATATGTATGAAAACCAACCGAACGCAATGACCTATCAGAAGATAGATTTTCAGACACGCACGGGGATATACTTTAATTTAGCAAACGACACTTTTGACATACCTGCTGACTTTGATAGCAGCGCAGGAACTTTTGAGTTTAGTATCAATGTTGCAACATTAAGCCAAGAGGCGAATTTTGCTATTTATGTTAATGGTGGCTACCGAACAAGCAAAGTGGTAACGTCAACTGGTACATTTTCTTTCGTTGGCCTACGGTTGCAAGATGGAGATAGAATTAGCCTACGAGTAAAAAGCCAAAACAATAGTACTGCTTTAACTTATAGAGTAGCTACTTGGGGTATGACTTTTAACCCTGATGCTCCAGTATCACCTTTCTCGTTAGGAACTGCCTCAATGACATCCTCCGCTACCATTACGGCAACGGTGAGAGTGTCGGAATTGATGCCCGAAATAAAAATCAAGGACTTCGTTGCAGGAGTTCTGAAGATGTATAATATGGTAATCGTGCCAACCACGACTAACACCTTCCTGCTTCAGCCGTTGGAGGATTGGTACGCAGCAGGAACCGATAAAGACTTCCAAGACTATTTAGACATTACGGAGTACACGATAGACCGCCCACCGCTATACAAGGAGATAGAATTTAAGTACCAACCGACAGAGCAGATACTTGGATTCCAATATCAGCAGACCAATGACGTTGGCTTTGGTGACTTAAACACAACCTTTACTTTTGATGGTGATGTGTTGCTTATTGAGGTGCCGTTTGAATGCCCGTTGTTTGAGAGGCTAACAGACCGACACGATGATACGCTAACCAATGTACTCGTGTACAAAAGCATTACAAGCGATGCAAATGAGGATGGTACGTTTAACCCATACTTGGGCGCACCTATCTTATTCTACGGCTACTTTGATAATTACGACTTAACTGAGAACCCGATAGGATTTGTAAACGCAGACAATAGTCACGAAAGAGTAGATATTGCTTGGTATGCCAATACCTCAAACCGATACTCAAGCGCAGCAGCCTCAAACTCTATTTGCTTTGGAGGGGACATAGACCCGTTTCATTTTGAAGCGGTAAACAAAAGCCTTTACTTTAACGAGTATTTTAACTACATCACCGACCTATACGCCAAGAGCCGTAGGTTGTACAACGTAGAAGCGGTCTTGCCAATCGGTAAAATCATCACGCTGAACCTTCAGAATGCAATCATTTGGAACAACACGAAGTACATCATAAACAACGTGAGCCTAAATATGACCACAGGCAAAGCAACATTTGAACTCCTTAACGTAGTATGAAGCCCACCTATTTAAGTTATTTGATAGAACTGCTGCAAGCAAGTGACTATCGCAACGTCTCCGAAACTATTGATATAGCAAAGGGCAAGAACGCAATACCACGAACTTGGAAGGAGTTTCTAAAACGTAGATAATGGCAGTAGTAGAGGAAATTCGTATTGAAGGAGATACTTCGGGCTTCCAGAAGCAGATTGATGCGCTTAATAAAAAGATTGAGGAGCTTGAGAAGAATCTCGGTGGCGTACAGAAGGAAGCTGCTGACGTAGGCAAGGAAGCCAAGAAGACGGGCGGTATCATCAACAAGGCTTTCAACGGCCTAAAGAAAGTCGTTACTGCACCCTTTGAGCTTGCCAAAAAAGCAGCAAGCGGATTAGGAAGCCTACTCAAAGGAGGTCTTGGTCTTGGCCTTCTTATTGGCGTAGTAGACAAACTATCGGAGGCTTTTCAAAGCAACCAAAAGGTAGTAGATGCGGTCAACAAGGTGATGACTACCTTAAGCATTATCTTCAGCCAGATAACCGAAGCAATCTTTGGTGCGGTAGAGGAGCAGAGCAAACTCAACGGAGGCTTTGATGCAACGAAGAAGGTGCTGGGGGGCTTGATTAGCGGAGTACTTAATGTATTTGTAGGCATCATACAGGGCATTCAGTTGGCGGTACTTGAAACGCAGCTTGCTTGGGAGAAGTCCTTTTTTGGAGATAAGGATGCAACGCGCATCAAAGAACTAAACAAGGAGATAGCCCTCACTCGTGAGGAGTTGACCAAGACGGGTGAGAACCTTTTGGAAAGTGGCAAGATGGTCATCAATAACCTTGCAGAAGCAGCAAGCGAAGTGGCAAAGACCGTTGTAGCAGTTGCAAAGAGCGTTACAAAGGCGGTGCAGGAGTTGGATGTAGACAAGGCCGTAAGCGATGCAGAGCGATTGGTAGCGTTACGCAAGCAAGCGGCACTTGCTGATGTAGAACGGCAGAAGATTCAGCTTCAGTTCCAAAACACCCAAGAGCAACTTCGGCAGTTGCGTGATGATGAGCTTGTCTCACTTGCAGAACGCCAATCGGCAAACGACAAACTCCTTGCATCTCTTGAGGAGCAAGCGGAGCTTGAAAGGGTGCAACTAAATATAAAGGTTGCGGCAGCGCAGGCAGAGTTAGGAATTGTAAACTCCAACGAGAATCTTGTTGCGCTGAAGCAAGCGCAGTTGGAGTTGATTGATTTGGATGAAAGGCTGCAAGGTCAGAAGTCAGAGGCTTTGGCAAACCAAAACTCCCTACTTCGTGAGCAGACAGAAATTACCAAGAGCATCGGTGAGACCGACCAAGAGATATTTGAGATTCAGCAGAACGCTCAACTTGAACTCATAGATGATGCGGTAGCAAGAGCCGAGAAAGAAATAGAGATAGCACAAAATGTATTCAACCGCAAGAAGGCATTGCTTGAGCAAGAGGTAGCGGCTACAAAGGCAGGAACCGCAGCACGCGCAGAGGCGGAGAATGCTCTAAAGTTATTTGAAGCGGAGAACGCAGCAGGGCGTTTGGCTTTGGAGAAGAACTTGCAGCAGGCAAAGTTAGATGCTATCAAAGGCGCACTAAACGGAATCGCACAACTCGTGGGTGAGAATACGCTACTGGGTAAAGGCATAGCGTTAGCGCAGGTAGCCATTGACACCTATACGGGAGCTACAAAGGCTCTTGCACAAGGTGGTGTATTTGGTTACATAGGAGCCGCAGGAATTGTTGCAACAGGTATTGCAAACGCACGAAAGATAACCGCTACGCAAGTACCTACCGAATCGGGTGGTGGTGGTAGCAGTCCTGCCATAACAAACACGCTCTCGCAGCCCTCTACCCCTGCGCAGTTTAACATCGTAGGACAGTCCAACCTCAACCAACTTGCCCAGAGCATCGGTGGTCAGTTTCAGCAACCCATCCGTGCTTATGTCGTAGGGCAGGATGTAACGACCTCACAACAACTACAACGCCAAAGAGTAAGAACCGCAACATTCGGATGATGAAACTAATTGAACTTATACTTGATGAATCAATGCTGCTAACTGGCATTGATGCAATCTCCCTTGTAGAATACCCTGCTATTGAGGAGGACTTCATAGCCCTCAACTCACAAAGGGTGGAGTTTGCTACGCAGAGCGATGAGAAGCGCATCCTTATGGGAGCAGCACTCGTACCCAACAAACCCATCTACCGCGCAGAGGGGCAAGAGGAGTTCTACGTTTACTTCAGCGAAGCCACCATCCGCAAAGCCAGCGAGATGTTCTTTCAGAAGTCCAAGCAGAACAACGCTACGCTTGAACACGAGGTAGGCATCAATGGCCTCACGGTTGTCGAGTCGTGGATTATTGAAGATGAGGTACACGACAAGAGCAAGAAGTACGGCTTTGATTTGCCCGTAGGCACTTGGATGGTATCTATGAAAGTCAACAACCCAGAGATTTGGACAAACTTTGTCAAGACAGGAAAGGTCAAAGGATTCTCTATTGAGGGGTACTTTGTGGACAAGCTAAACCTTGCCAAGCAAGAGATGGCGATTCTTGAGGAGCAAGAAGCAGCGTTGATGCTTGCACAGATTGTGGCTATCATAAAAAGGGATGGCCGTAAGAAGTCGGGAACACGCACCGAGCTTGAGGCTTTTGCTGACTACCCCGATGCGGTAAAGAACAACGCCAAGCGTGGCATTGAACTAAACGAGAAGAACGGCAACAAGTGCGCTACGCCTGTCGGTAAGGTAAGAGCGCAGCAGCTCGCACAGGGCAAGCCTGTAAGCGTAGAGACCATCACACGGATGTACTCATACCTATCAAGAGCCGAAGAATACTACGATGAGAACGACACGCAAGCCTGCGGTACAATATCATTCCTGCTATGGGGCGGTCTTGCAGGTAAGCGTTGGGCAGAATCTAAACTAAAAGAACTTAACAATGTATAGACCACAAAAACTCCCCGTTGCTTCCCCACGAGGTGGAAGGCGTGGATGCTTATGTCCAGACAACACCTACAAGTCAATCTGCTGCGATGGCTCATTGCAAGCGCAAGGCATTGGCTCTTTAGTAGGTCAAGGCACAAGCGTAAGGATACGAGGCGAGGAGTGGCAGACCATCAACACACGATGGGAGTCCACAAATACTCTATGGCAAGACCTCTAAAAATGTTACAAATAATCAAAACCCCTTTAATTAGTTAGATATGAAAGCGAATAA